CGGAGTATCATATTCCCCACCTGCAGTTGCAGTTGTGGATGCTTCTGCTATTTCTTTTTTTAGAATAGTACGAAGTAATTCTACAAATCGCTTTTTACTTATTTTTATGGACATTTTCTAATTCCTTAACAAGTTCATAATATCTCATTAGAGAAACTACGTGAGAATCTTTTACATGAGTCCCACCTGTTGCAGTTTCTGAATGGCTGATTGCCTCAGTTAATTTTATTTTCGTAATTTTATCAGTAACCTTAGTTAAATGTCGTGATAAAAGTTTTCTAATCTTGATAACCTCAGCATCTATGAATTCTCTTAAAGAATTAGTATTTGATAGATTGTTAATATACTCTCTTAGCAAATTCTTTTGTGATTCGTTTAGTGTACTATATTTTTTATTAAATTTATCAACCAATAGTTGATAAGTTAAGAGTCTAATATCCTCTTCTTGTGTATTGTACGAATTAAGTGTTTTATTTTTAGATTTTTTAACGCCACTTGAAATTTCATTCGTGATATTCTCCATTACAACCACTTTACTATCAGTTTCTATTACTGGCCCGAAATCTTCACGAGAAGATTCACCTTCAAATAAATTATAAATTGATGCTAAAACTTTATAATTAGGTATTTTTGTATTGAAAAAATCTTTAGCATCATAAACCGTTTTAATCTCTTTAATAAGATTATATTTTTCATTTCTTAATCTATGGTTAGATAATTTTCTACGATTTTTAATTACAGCTTCAATTAATATCTCCGCGTGTTGTAGATTTTTATATCTCTTTTCAATTAAAACCTTATAGAATTGATTTTCTTTACCTAATTCAGTCTTCTCATTGAAGAATTCTTTTAAAATTTTAATTGCTGAACTATTTTTTTCATTATTCAATACGTCAACCGTTATTTGACGTGTAAGTAGTTCAAAAAGAATACCCGTATTCTTTATTTTATTGTGCTTTTTATTATAAGACATTAATTGCTCCATTAATCCGTATATTTACGTACATATATAAATATAAAAACTTCAAATAATTATACATTTATTACGTTAATCTTTTTTAACAAATTCATCATACTCATTCTCAATTATCTCTGAATCTGTTGTCTCTTTTAGTATCTCTCTCTTAGAACCTTTCAATGCTTTTTTCAAAACATCATAATGAGAAAGTGCCAATCGTGGACTTACTTTTCCAAGAGGATCTCTATCTCGAGCACTCCCATCTTTTCCATATTTACTCATCTCTTTAGGTCTACCTGCTCCCTCAAACCCGCCTTCTGGTGCTCCACCTTGATCAAATAGTGAACCCATTGCTGTATCGGGTGGTTCCGCCTGTTTTCCATCTTCTGCTGGAGTCGTTCCAATAGTGGCTAAATCACTGGGAGTACCAACTGCCTCTCCACTATCCGCTGGATCATTACCCTCTTGTTCAATTTGACTAAATCTAAATTTCTGTTTTTGATCGGCTACAATTTCTTTTTCAATTTTCTTAATATCATCATTCGTAAAATTGAAAATATTTTTATATACCCATTCAGTTGAAAGTAGTTGATTATCTTTTACATCACGAGCCAAACTAACTTTATTTCCCCACACTTCAAGTTTTTCTTGTTCGTAAATCGTAGATGGATTTGTTAATCCCAACTCAAAGTTAACCAATTCTTCATCAGTAAATCCTTGTGAATATAAATGAACAACTGCAATCTTTGTTAACTCACTTGTTACAATTCTTTGTATTCTCTCAATAGTACGAGCAAATCTAACATCTTCTGCTGCAAGTGTTGCTTTACTACCAAGTGATTCTTCATATCCAAGAAAAGCTTTAGGAACACGAAGTGCTGCCAATAATCTATTTTTCAAATACTCTATGTCATCTGTAGTTTCATATTGCATTCCTGGTAGTGAATCAATTTGAGTACCACTATCTCCACCACGAACTGGCATAAAGAAATCTTCTGTTAGATTCTGTATGTTAAATTTCAAATTATAATCACCAGTTGCGTCATCAATGAAAGGTGTTTTCTTCATTTTATTAATGATTCGTTGCATATAATTATCAACTTCATTTGGTGGAATATTACCAATATCAATTTTGAAAACTCTCTTCTCTGGCGCTCTCATAACACGATGAATTAACATAGCATCTTCCATCAATACAACTTGTTTCCAAACTTTACGTGCTCCCTCTAACATTGACTTACCATAAGGTAATAAATTACTATCACTTGATAATCTAAAGTGTGCAATTTGAAAGTTTTCAAATTCTACTCTTCCATGGTTAGATTGATTCCGTTGTAAATAAGGATGAGTAGCTTCCATAGTCTCTAAATAAAATTTTGTATAGTATGGATTCTCTGGATCCTCACCCTCTGCACGAAGTACCTCGTAAGGTGATAATGGAATAACATTAGTGATTCCATATTTATCATTTATATCTAAATGTAAAAAGAAATCTCCATATTTACATAGATTACGAACCCACGGCCATAAATTAAATTCTATATTCAATATATCATAAAAAAGATTATTTAATATAGATTTAATATTATCATTATCACTTTTAATCTCCAAAACTTCACCATACGGATTTTTCATTGTTGATTCATCAGAATAAATGTCAAGTGCACTCGATATTATAGAATCTGAATCCATTGTTTCATAATCTGTAAATAACCCAAGTCTTGCCGCCATAACCTGATGTACGGTTGAATATCCAGAACTAATTAAGTCCAATCCACTATGCATTTTTGAATATCTATCTACAAGATGACTTCGTACACCGTGTTGTAATTTATCAGTATCGGCTATTTTTAGTTTCTTACCACCTACATTTCTTACAATTACATTTGTACTAAATAATCGTTTTAGTCTACCGAATAATGTTTTATCAGCCATTTTTTACCTCTTTGTTAGTTATAAGAGCCATTTTAAAGACTCTTTCTTTCTATCGTGGCCTACTTCCCATTCCCATTCACCAGTATCATTGTCATCGGGAGTGTATAGTCCATCAACATCTTGAAATCTATCAAGTGTCTTTTTTGTTAACTCAATTCCTTCTGTTCGTAATCTTAATGCAGTATCACGAACCCATAAACCAATAGCAAAAGACATAACTAAATCATCGTTATATCCTCTCATTGCTTCTGCTCTATTGTTTAGATAAATAAATGTAAATAATTCATCTATTAATCTATTGGAACGAACCACTACTGATTCATCCCTAAAATATTCCTCTAACTTTGCAATAATCAAAGGTCGAGTTCGTGCAGTGGTACTAAATCCAGCCACCATATTTTTTTCTGCCGCTCTATATCGATTATTCAACTGATGTTGAACATCTACATATTGTAAATCTTTACTCGTATAAAATAGATTAGGATAATCCCTATCTATTACTTGTTGGATGGTTGCCCAACCAATGTTATTGTTTTCTATAATTAGTAAAGCATCGTTATATTCTGTTGCAATACTAACCAACATATTTCCAAAATCTTTAGTAGGTATTCTACCCTTATACTCTGCTACTTGTTCAACTTTCTCTATATCTATAACATGAAATGCACTATAGTCTGCTGCATCACCACGACCAACATCTGCACACACTACATAACTCTTTGTATAATTTGGTGGCTCCCATACCCACAAGTTACTGTCAACTCCACGCTTTTCTAATGGATCTTTAACCATTAACTCTCTGCATTGTTCTAAAATTTCACCATCAACTACTGAAGTACCAGAAGTGATAAAATCACAATCACATTCTTGTGCCGCACTCTGTATTCCCAGTAATGTATCTTGTTCATCTCTCCACTCTTGATTTCTATCAGGATGTACCGTCCAATGAAGTTTGACAAAATTAAACATTCCACTACCTTCTTCTGCCTCAACCCATTGTTTATGAAACCAATTTCCAACACCATTTGGTGTAGAAAGTGCAATACAACTACCTCCCGTTGCCAATGTTTGTTGTGAAGCAGTCCATATATCATCAATCTTATCAATGAATGCCGCCTCATCTAATATCAATAATGATAGAGCTTCAGAACGAGCTGCTTCAGGACCCGATGAGACTGCCTTTACTTGTGAACCATTTACATATCGTAGATTTAATTTATTATCTTCCACACATTTCTGTTTTAACCAACTTGGAAGATTTGCGTGCATCACACGAATTTTAGTAACAAGGTTTTTGGCAACATCTTGTTTCGTAGCAATAACCAATACATTCTTATCTTGATGAAATGTCATCAACCATAAAGAATATCCAGCAGTTAATGTACTGATACCAAGTTGTCTTGCCTTTAATAGTATATTAAATCTATTTTCTTGAAATTCATTTACTGTTTTTTCTTGAAAATCATATAAAGCAAATGGTATTTTCCCTTGTATTGGATGTTGAATCATACAATACTTCTTCATAAAATATGCAGGATCTTTAGCACATTTTACATATTCTTGTTTGATTACTTCCTTTAGAGGTTGTAGTGTTATATTATCAGACATTAGTTAGTTAATTGACCGGCAAGGTACACAGGTACCACGACAGACACTACTCCATATGTAAAATATAACCACTTATTTTCATACCAACTTGGTTTCACGAGTTTTACCTTTTTTTCTAACAATTTTGACTTTTCTTTCAAATCTGCAATCGTTTTATCTTTATTTACGACTATTACTGAATCTATTTGGGCACTTTCCTCTAATTCCTTAATAATAGAGTTGAGATCATTGATAATTTTAGTATTTAAACTATCTTTAACCTGCAAATCCGTTATTTCTTTGGTAATTCCCAAAATTTGTTTTTCAGTAAAGTTATAAGTCTTTTCCTGTGAAAATCCCATTCCTACACTTACTAACAATAATATTTTAATTAAATTCTTCATATATACATATATATCAGTTTACTTGGAAAATTTCTTCAAAAAGTTTACTGCTTCGTCTACATCATCAATTTCAACGGCCTTTTGAGCCTTTTTAATATCATTTTTAGTAGATTCAACTTCTTTTTTCAATTTTGCCACGTGTTTTTTGTTTATTTTCTTCTTAGACTCAAGTTGCTTAACTTTTTTCTCAGTTAATTTTACTTCTTTATCTTTTTGTTTGATAACATCATCAAGTTTTTTAATTTCTTCCTTTTTCTTCCCTGAAAAGACAGAACTAAGTCCTAATATAGCTAATAGTCCCCCTAAAAATCCCAATATTGCTTTCCACATCTTTATCATTTAGTTTCTCCTAAATATGAAAGACCTGCATTATGTACAAGTTCATCCATTGTTACGGTTTCTTTCTCAAATTCCTCAAATTCTTGTAAATCCATCAACCTTTTAATAATTCTATGATATACACTTAATAACTCGTCAATATCTTTATCATTTCCAATCTTACGTTGGTATTCTTGGGCTACCTCACCAAGAGTTGCCGTCATATCCATTAATTCAAATATAATATCTTCAGGTAGTATTAATTTTCTGCTCATCTTCCAACTCCGTTTCAAGTTCTTCTATATACTCTCTAGCTTCCTTGACAAGTTTATCAAAGTTTTTCTGTCCCATGGACCATTCTTCTCTCTCAACACCTACTCTATCTACTCCAACTTCATTGAAAAACTCCGCCTTACCGCCTGATTGTTCAAATTCATCAATACTTTGTTTCAAGTCTTTTAAGTATGCTTTTTTATTCTCTAATATTTTACCCTTTTCATACTCTTCCCATTTACCCTCAACACGAAGTTTATTTTCCTTCTCAACTTGACAATCAAAACAATGATTTGCAAGTCTCCAAAACTTATCATCAAGTTTTTTCTTCATTGTTTTTTTACAAGATGGACAAAACCAAGGCATCCTAGCTTCTTGCATAATATTAGATAGTTTATCTATCTTGTCGCCGTGTTTTTCAGGTTCTTTACCACTATTATACCCAACCATTATCCGTTTTTCTGGTTCTCGTCCCGCCAACAAATCTTTTAATACTTCATTCTGTCTTTCTGATTCTTTACTATATCCCATTGTAACTCCTATCCAAACTTTAAACTACCAAGTATCTGATTGATTGGTGCAAATGCTCCTGTGAACTTATAAATGTTTCCTTTATACTTAAACACTATTCCTTCACTTGGGACAATTGCATCTAACCCACCAATTGCTTCTAATTTCTCAATTTGTATTTTTAATTTCTTTAATTTATCTATATTACCACCACTCTGTAAATCCTTGAATGCTTTGATAACTTCTTTTCTCATTTTTTGTATGGATGCTAATGGTGAAGCTGCCATAAACCCACTTATATTTTTTAATATTTCTGCACCAACTCCAAAGAATAATATTTCAAATGGTTTAATATTATCTTTTGAAATCCTTTCTTGGTCTTGTTTATCCGTTGATATTATCCAATCTAAAAATTTAGGTTCATCTTTATAATCTTTTCTAATATCTCTTATTTTATATGACTTATCAAAAAACGCCCATCTATTAACCAAACCAACATACTGATTTGGTTTTAAACTAATTCCAAATTGTTTAGATGCGTTAAAAACATACTCTCTCCAAAATGCCTCGTGATATTCTCCTAAACGATCTGAATCTTTTAATGCGTATGTAGATTGTAATTTCTTTAATTGTCCTAAAAATTTATTTTTCATTCTACCAAAATCTTGATGTTTAGGTACGGTTAAGAAATTTGGTTTTCCAATTTTAAACATTGATTGTATATGTTGATTCATTTGTTTAATCATACCTGCTAACATTCTAGCAGAATCTCTGGCTTGTCCAATTGCTTTTCCACTATCATCATATTCAATTGCCCCGTGAAATACTATTTCTGCCACATCATAATCAACTACATTAGCAGTTTTAGGATACATAATCTCTAAATTCATCCATTTTGAACCATTACCAAATACCTTTTCTTTTTGTTTATCATTTAAACTACCAATGGCCTTTTCTAAATTTTTCATTGCCCCAACAAAAGCCTTTTCAATCTCTCCTCTACCACTAAACATACTCTTAACACCACTCGTGGTAGGAGCAGTTTTACCATGATTTTTCAAGTGTCCTTTGTTACGAGCTGCTCGTAACTCTCCATCAACCCAACTTACCATTAAATTTTGGCCATCAAGTTTCTCTGTAACATTATCTTCTCTATCTAACTTTCCACCTAACCCATTAATAATTATCTGCTTTAAATCTGAAAACGTAAGATTATTATCATCAAATGGATGACTCATGTGTCCATAAGCTCCGCCTTCAATTAAAAATTCAACATCTCTTTGGTAACTTTCTTGCATCTTTTTAATCTTATCAGGATTTTGAGGTTTATCTGAATTACCTCTGCCTGCAGTTGCAGTTCCCATATCAAAGGTATGTGAATCATCCATATTATTATGTTTATTATCACCAAAGAACTTTAAAATTTCCCACCCCATTTTTCCAACAATCTTTCTCATATGTTTTTTATATTTTGGAAATGGGTTACTCACACTATCAGTATTTTTAGTATCTTGGTTTATTGTTCTACCATATGTGGTGGTGGATACTCTATCTATTGTAGATGTACTAAAATCAAAACCAGGGTCTTTTGCTTTCTTACTAATAATATCCCCAAGCACTTCCCAACCAAGTATATCTGCATGTTTTGGTGATACTCTTTTATAATCATCAAATGAATTAAAGAAATCATATAATCCCTCATCATCTAATATACTTGCATCAAAATGTGCTCCAAGTGCACTTACTTCTTTTATTAATTTTTTAACTTCTGATTGTGAATAAAATTCAAATAACTTTTTAAATTTATTAGTCATCATATTAAAAATACCTTTATCAAAGTATCCAAATGCTTGTTTAAATAATTTCGTTCTATTCTCTTCAAATTCGGGTGAACCAAGAAGTTCTCTCATAGTAGTTCCACTAACTTCTTTACCACCTACACTAACTGAAATATGAGGTGCTTTGAGAATATATCCATTGTCCTCGTACCCATTCATTTTGTTTTTATTCTTTTTATAATCTTGAAAGTATTTACCACCCTTTAATCTACCAGCGTCTTTAGCACCAAATATGTAGATTACCGCTGTAGTATCTTTATCATATTTATTTAATGCATTTTTTGCTACATAAGGTGATTTTTCTTTAATGATACGATTAGATGGAATACCCATTTTTGTCATATGACGAACTTTTTCTCTAAAGTTCATTGGGTGTCTTGGTGGTTGTTTTATATCTGAAGTTGTTATGTAAGCATCATCTACTTGCTTTTTTAACCACTCATAAGTTTTTTTATGATGTGGGCCAAATGGTTGAAATCTACCACCATAAATACCAACGACTTTTGTTATTTCTTTTTGTTCAGTAACATTTTCACCGAGTAATTTTAATAGTTGAGTCATTACCATTGGATTTCGAGAAAGGAAAGTTTGTAATTTTTTAATATTTTTTACATAACCTTTTGGTATTAAGTTCTTATCAACCAATTTTAGTAATGCCTTTTTAATTTTTGGTCTATTTACAAATTCATCTAATTTCTTTACTTTCTTATAACCACTCAATCTATCAGTTTTATTTTTATCTATACCTTTCCTACTGGGTGAAGGCACAACAACTTCAATTTCAGGTTCAATAACTCTGAATTTTAATGCGGGACGGCCGTTGATGAGTAAGTCACCCTTTTCATTCCAAGCAATAGACTTAACAACAACCTTTTTATTTTTAAATCTACCCATTTTAACAGTATCACCTATCTCAACTGGTAAATCTACTCCCTCATTAACAAAATCTTTAATTAACCACTTTGTTAACTCATTCATTCTATTAGAATACCAAGTGAACTGTACCACTACCGCTCACTCTTGAAACTCCAATTTCATAAAGTGTTTTAGCAGTAACTGCATCTGCACCGATTTGACCACCACCAACAAAAGATATTTTAGTATCTCCTGCCGATTCAACTATAAATCCTTCCGAACTTAATTCTGAACCTGTCATATAGTAATCAACCGCGGTCTTAGTAAGTACTTTTTTATACTTTGCATTATCTTTTACAGTTGCTGCACTTCTACCTACAAATGAACCTTGTGTTGCTGTTGCCATTTTTTATCTCCTAATTAATTATTTTTATCATACTGATAAAGCTCTACGATACCAACCAAACAAAAATCTCTCTTGTTCTGGTTTTTTATTCACTAAATCATAGTAATGTTTTAATCTGTAACAACGAACTCTTTCTACAGATGGTTTATAAGTTTCAACCGCACCTTTAGTACCTGGCCCAAAACCACCATCAATAGCCAAATCTGCACCTTTTGCATTACAAGTTCGTTGTAAAATCTTTACTGCTGTTCCTCTACCTTGATTTACACACATATCAAAAAAGATGTGTTTTAAACCATCGGGTAAATCATCTACTTTATTTTTATCCCAATAGTCTTTTTTATAGATTTCTTTAGCACCTTCTTTGGTAAGATTCTTTATATCCTCGTCTGGATAGAATCTTTTAGCAATGCCAAAATTAGTTTCTCCACCTAAATCTTTTGGATCGTGGACATATCCACCTTCGTGTTCTAAAGTTAAATCAATTATTTCATCAAATGTTGTTAACATTTTATACTCCCTGCTTTTTGAGGATTTTTTGGTGTCTAACCCACGATTTACCGATTGAGTTTTTGAGAGGTTTTTTAATAAACTTGTTAAGACCTTGCTTAACCAACATATTAAACCGCTTTTCTGCCCTTTTCTCATCTAAATCCTTATTATTATCTACAATCATAAAATTTCCACTAAATAATCCTTGATAACCACCAAGATTCCGCATTACTGCGGCATGTGAATCTCTTACAATCTTTTCTGGTAATACTCTATCTCGTTTTTCATTTCTTTGTAATGCTACTTCTACTGTAGTGTTGACAAAAATCATATAAGTATCATACCCGATATCTTCTACTTCCTTTTTCATTTTGGTAATTTTTCTAAAATCATCACCCGTACCATCAACAATTATACCTAAACGACCTTCTTGATACTTTTTCCTTCTAACATCTGTTAATTCTCTAGCAAAATGTCTTAAATTACTACCACCCGTTTCTTTTGAAGTGGTAAGATTTTTAAATACTTCATCGGGCATTGTATCTAAATCAGTACCGAATCCGTATTTTCTCAATAAAAATTTCAATTCCTTATCAGAATTTACCATTTTCATACCACTATGAGAGATATTTAGTTTATCAGGTACTCCAAATAATCCCTTAGTCATATAAGTTTTTCCACTTCCAGGCCCACCAGCAAGAAACACACATTTAAGTATGCCTGAATCTTCAACTCCTTCAACTAATATACTACCTTTAGGTGCCTTATTACCCATATACTTTTTATATTTATCAAAATCTTCTTCTTTGACAAATCCCTTATATCCACCAAGTTGCTCAGAAGAAGAGGTAGTACCAGTTTTACTGGCCTCAAGTAAATCCATTAATTTAATCATAAAAATTCCAAATGTATTGTTACAATTATAAATATCTAATTATAAAATTTACCATTTTTTTAATCTCAATTTACGTCTACCCTCAAGTCCAACTTTCCAACAAAAACCGTGATTTCTCCATAGTTTATTACGATATATTGGAATTTCTTCTCTCCCTAACAGATGATATGCCTGGATTCTGTGATGGCCATCCATAACTTGATTTTTTGAATTGATAAAGATAGGTAATTCAATACCTTGATTGATAATTGATTGAAAATATAAAACTAATGCTTTGTTAGTATTTTCACCAACACACTCACAAACTGGCCCCTCTTCTTCTTCTCTTGGTTTATTTAATTCTTCCAAATCTTTTACAAAATGAAATGGGACTTTTTCAAAAGCTTTGAAGTTTTTTATATCAAGAAGTTCATAGTGTTGGGGAAATAACTTTAAAAAAAATTCTTTCTCACTTTTCATTATAAAAATCACCATATTCAATTAATAAAGTAGACCTATCTCCATTATAGGCACTTTGAAACTCTGTAAATATATTATCAGGTTCTTCTAACAACACCACGTCTACTTCGTGTAACATCGACTTGAAACTCATGGTGTAATCTTGTGTATGTTGAACACCACCATCAAGTGGATTAGTAGAACCTATAGAAGTTCTCATAATTACTTTTGGTTTGAATGTTCCCTCTGTCATGTGTTGCATCTTATCAAGATGATTCACTAAACTATCCATACACCTCAACATGAAATCAAATCTTGGAAAACAACAAATAGGAACAATACCATTCAATGCCATACCTGTACACATACCCATTTGTATTTCTTCAAAGACAGGAACTTCGATTCTTTTTTTCTCATCTATAGTTTTTAATGTATTGTAAATTGCATTTCCACTATATTTTACTGATTGACCAATGAAAAATGTATCATCTTTTTCACCTAACCATTCCATACTTTTTATTAATTCACCTTTGTATTTCATTAGAATAACACCCAATTACCTGTTCCATGATGTGGATAGGTTCTTTTATATTTATAGTAAATTACATCATCTGGTATATCTCGTTTACCACCCCATGTTTCTTCTGTAGGTGTATTTGTAGATAATCCATTATCCTCAACTACAAACTTTATAGGTAAACTAAGATTCTTTGCATACTTATAAGTTTCATAAAACAAACCAGTTTCAAAAGTCATATCACCAATAAAACACCATACTTTATTTGTTTCACCTTTTAACTTAATTGATTTTGCAACACCTAATGCAATTGGTAAAGTTCCACCAACAATTGAAGAAGAATAAAACTTTGGTTTATCTGAATAAACACTCATACTCTTACCACGAACAATTAAATCTTTTAAAATATTTTTATCAATACCATGTAATAATGCATGATAATGATTTCTCCAACTACTAAACACCCAATCATCTTCTTGAACATCTTTAAATATTTTTATCAACTCATCTTCATTACCACCACTTAAATGAATTGGTGCTTTTATTTTACCACTCTCGTAAATAGTTTTTATATCTAACTCAAAATCTATTAATTCTTTCTTAGTCATCCCAACTAATCTCCCAATCTTTGAACTCAGAGGCCAAGCAATCTGTTTTATAATCTTTTCTACCACCTACACATTCACTAATAATATTTCCTGCAACATTACGAATACCATTTAATCCATGTGTTAAATGTAAATTACCACCCTTTTCTCCATTTCTAACTTTACTTTCATTATACCAAATGTGTGCATTGATTTGTGAAATAACAATTATTGCTCTAATAGTTTTTGCTGATATCCTACCTTTACCTTGTTCTATATCCTCTTGAATAATTAAATCAATATCATGTAAAATATCAGAAATTTCTTTTTTGTAATATTCTTTATGTTTAGGTATAAATACTTCTTTTAGTTGATAAATACTTAATCTATCAATTAATTCGTTTAATGTTGGTAAAAATTTTCGTTCCTTCATTTATCTCTCCAATTCAATATTGGGTTACTTATTGGCCAATCAATACCTATACTTTCATCATCCCATTTAACTTCTTCTTGGTCAAACCAATCTACATACTCATTTGGATATGATTGTGTATAATGAAATAAACATTCTTCACTTAAACATAAATGTCCATTCGCAAACCCTGGTGGAACTAAAACACTCAAATGATTTCTATCTGTTACTGTAAAACTATCCCATTTTAAATAATTTACTGAATCTGGTCTATTATCTACTACAACCAAATATATCTCTCCCCAAACACAAGTAATATTTTTCCAAGTCACTTTATCTCCGTGAAGTCCTCTCAATACATTTTTTCTTGAACGAGTGAATTTTGATATTTTCCACTCATGTCCAATTGGCAAAACTTCATTTTCCTTTTCCCAAAAAGTCCACATTTCCCCTCGATAATCAAACCAAGGGTCTGGTTGTAGTAATTGTACTTCTGGAAATATTTCTGATTTTGTTATTTTAGTTTTAAAACTCATGTGGGGTCTCTCCAAAAATCCTTATGACTTCTCCAAAATTCTAATAAATCATCACATATTTCTTCTAAACCTTTAGTTGGTTTCCAACCAGTTTTCTCTCTAAATTTTGTACTATCGGGAATTTGTAATGTAATGTCTGTTGGTCTGTATAAATATTCATCTGAAAATTTTGTTAGCTTATTAGAAATTGAAGATTTACTTATTAATAAATCTAATACTTCCCCAATTGATCTTGTATCATCTCCACCAATATTATAAACTTCACCATAATCACAATTATTTACAGCCAACCAATAAGCATGCACTGCATCTTCTATGTGGTTGTATGTTCTGATAGAGTCAAGATTTCCATGATGAATATTATAATCTTTCAACCCTAACTCTGCTTGAACAATTTGGTTAGCGAAAAATGATAAAGCAAATCTTTTTCCTCTTCTCTTTCCTTCATGAGAAAACATTCTTGTAATTATAACTTTCATATCAAATGCTTTATGATAATACTGCGACATCAAATCGTGCCCAACCTTTGATATTGAATATGGGTTTGCGGCTCTAATTGGATTCGTTTCTTTAATAGGAATATCATCACCACTCTCTGGCATACCATATACTTCTGATGAAGATACACTAATGATTGTTGGATTACACAATTCTCTATCTTTAGCCAGTTTCAATTCGTCTAATAAATTTACCGTTCCAATAATATTGGTATTTATAGTGCTTATTGGTGTTAAAAAACTAGATCCAGGAAAACTTTGAGCAGCAAAGTGATAAACTATATCTGGCTTTGCGATATTAATAATTCTTGCAATACTTCCCCTATCCAATAAATCACACTCTTCAAATATAACTCTATCGTCACCAAACAAATGTTTAATATTATTTTCTTTACTTCTCCATCTTTTGGTAGCAAATATTTTCACATCTCCCACATTATTAAGAAGATAATCGGCCATATGACTACCAACGAACCCTGTAATACCTGTTATTAAAACTCTCATTTAGTTATATGTCAGGATGGGAGATAAAAAGTTAATACCATTCATTTATTTTCATCTTCTCTGATATTTTTTCAAATACAATTTTGTGCCCAGCCTCACCCGTATGTGCACTTTTCAATGAATCTGGATAATGTATCGAAAGTTCCCCCCATGATACATTAACCAAATTTTTATAGGAAATGAACTGGTTAAATATATGGTCGTCAGTTAAAATTAAATATTTCATATCATGTTGATCAAACAAATTACATGCAAGATTAATCATACCCACATCGTACATTCTTTTGATTCTCAAATCTACGATATTTAAAAAATAGTCTTTTAAAATTTTAGTTCTATCGGGGCGCTCATTATCAAATCTTGCATAATAAGTAGATGATCTATTTTTATCAATAAAATTATCTATATAATCAAAAATCCCAACATAATTTTCAGTAAACATTTCACCCGTATAGGTTGGATCATCTTCCATATAGAACGGTAAAATTTGTGAATATGTGGCCTCGCCGTGTGGTGGATATTGATGATAATTCACATTTGTATTTGATAATTCACCACTCTCCAATTCAAATTTTTTAAAATATTCATCATTTTGTAAAGTTTCTTTCATCCACTCTGTTCTGTCATATGAAGTTACCGACAATATCACCAACTCAACATCTTTAAGTTTTTCAACTACATATTTTGCCTGTAAATAAATAGAAAAATTACTACTCGATCCCTTAGCCAAGTTAATATGATTTAATTTCAATTTATCTGACAATAAAATACCAAATGGTGTTTTATTTAAATCTGTACATCCAATACCCTTTGCGAATGAACAACCACAAATTACTAAATTTTTCATAATAATTTATTTTCCTCTATATAATTAAATATTTCATTTGCCCACATTTCATGTGAATGGGGAGATGGGTGTATACCATACCACCTCGAATTCACATCAACATTTCTATCCACGAAACTTTTAAATGTATTAAATTTTTCATCTTTTTTATAAAACCGCACTGGATCAATCATATTCCAAATTGGTAAATATGTACACTGGTATGGAATGCGACTTCCTACCTCATGAGTGGTCATTGGAGTAGCACCAACGTTTTTAGTATGGGAATCTAAACATTTTCGTATATCCAAGTCCGCCCACTCATGAAACCCAACTTTAGGTTTACTATCTGCTGCAAATGCATTAAAACACATCCACTTGATATCATATTGATTACAAAAACTTTGAAACTGTAGAATGTTAAGTATATATCGTGGAATATATTCCTGTTCATTCCACATTGAATCTACATAAATTTTCCAAAAATCTTCTTGTAGTGGTCTATCAAAATGTTTATGATGAGGCCATAGTCTAAATGTATCGCTCTGAGAAGAATCTTCCCACCAAAATGAATTTCGCTCTGGGGAAGTCCAACCCACAATAACAAATAAATCTTTAGTTGATTTATTGGGTTCTATATAATGTTGAGATATATATGAAATAGTCCTATTTAATATCGATTTATTATCATCGGCCGGCCAAGATAAATTTATTAAATCCACATCCATTAATTTACTCAGATGTGTTGGATAAATTCTGGGTATTCTATATGAATCATTATTTTGCTCAAAATCCTGTTCAGTTACTATGTTACTGAATCTCTCCAACTCTGGATTTAATATTTCAGAACCAAATGTCCAACTGTCACCGTTTACTATTAATGTTTTTCTACTCATCATTATTCTCATTTATAAAATTGTAAAATTCTGTTGCAAATTTATCATGCCACTCCACTCCTGGATGTGAACCATCACTACCACCATAATCATTTTGATATGAAGTAGTAGGAACAAAAAAAGTATCTGTATTTATAAACTTATTTAGTACTTCATAATTAGCCATAAATATTTCATAATAATACCCTACAATTGAATGGTATAATTTTATTTTATAACTATTACACAATGTTACTAAAAAATTATACGATATCCAAAATTCACTTATATCCTGATAATCATTTTGTAGTTCTAAAAATGCAATATCTGGAGTATTATTTTTCCAAACAACATCATCGTCATTCGCGAGTCGGTGGCCACCAATTTTACGATATTTTCCCAATGAAGTAAAATATTCTCTACGAGAAAATCCTGGCCAAAGTACAAAAATTGCATCTGGTATATATCCACTATTTAATATTTTAAAGCATTGACGAATTATAAATGAGCATGATATACCGTACATGCCGTAGTTCCACACACCTGCAGATTTAAATTTTTTAGATATCAGTTGAGGCCATGTTTTATCAAACTCAACTCCAATACCCATTGTCCAAGAACACCCCAGTGTTAAAATTTGATATTCACTTCTATCACATATTGAAACTGATCTAACGCCATGCTCATTCAACGTATATGTAATATCCCCACTCGTATCTGTTGCAAGTTCATTACTATTCACATTTCGTACATCATCGAATGTAATAATACGATTTGAATAAAAATCATCTAACGAAATCATATAATTCCTCTAATATACTATCACTATGAATTCGTCCATTTAAGTGGGATAATAAATGTTTATGATTGTGTACTAAAATATCTTCCATTTGTAAATACCACTCATGCAATTCATCATAGGGCATATTACAAAGTTTATCAATTTCTTGTTTAATTAATAACATCCTCTGTATTGGATCCTTCTCATTATCATATGATTCATTTATAAATGGATCAAATGTTTTAAATCCTAACTTTTTAAGTAAATTAATAAAATTATATCCACCTACTAAAATAAATGGTTGAAAATTTACAATAGGTTTAAAAATCTTTTCGGTTAATGAGAGCATGTCCGATTCATCAAATATAGTCTCACAACAAATATTAAAATAACTATTAACATATGGTCGAGGATTTTCAAATGAACGTCCATGAATACTCCACGCGTTAATATCCATTGGCGCATAAGATTCACTTTCCAAATTTTTTGGTAATTTAGATATTCCCTTTAAATGTGAAAATGGATTTAATTTGTATCTTTCCCCCTCATCAATTAAAAGTGAATAATCACCATACTTAGTATATTCATGTTCAAATAAATAATCGAGAATTTCCAATCGGCATTTTCGAGTAGCTTTTACATGCATGAGAAATTTATATTTTCGGCGTTTACGCTTTACGCTCTCAAATTCATTCAACGATATACAGTTTTTCTTATTCATTTTAATACTTTCACCGTAGTGATATGATGCATATTCCAAACAAAATGGTAAGTTTCTAATTTTATATGATTCATTCCTGGGTGGCTTACCCATAAATTGTATTTTTTCATAATATTCTTTTGCATTAAAACTATTCACCAAAATCATTATATTCCGAAAGGGTATTTCAGAATCCCGAATTGCACGTGTGAAGAATTCATAATGTGATACTGGAATAAATGGCTCCATTGTATAATCTATTACCAACAGTGCTCGGTTTGACTTTAAATCTAACATGGCATCTCTGGTTATAAATCTCCAAAACGGTAAGTTCGTTATAGTACCATTCGATATACCCAGAAATCCATAGAATGTCGGTTCTGGTTTTATAAGGTAAATATATTTTTCGGTATTCTGGATGTGGCCACGTTCAAATGCAAATTCTCTATTCATATAATACTTGGTATCAAATACAGACCCATCAATTGTAGTTGGTGCATATATATTCTCACCGAAGGTTTTTTTTATATTGTCTGTGAAATCAATATTGGTATTGGAATTAATATGTCCAAAACTTCTAAGATACCTAAACTCACCAAGTTTTCTATTATATGCGTTCGGTAACATATCACCCCCCATAAAGAAATCATAACCAAATTTTATATATTTTTTCATAACTATTTTCTCACAATTCAACTAATAAACTATATTTATATATATAAATAGATATTCATATAATAATTACATAAGGAAATTATCATGACAGACGAGAAAATTAAATGTGGATGTACCGAACAATGTAATTGTGAAGGTACACAAGAAGAAATTAAAGAATTTCAAGAAACAACAGGTGAAAAGTGTTGGTGTGCAGAATCTGGTGGTGGCCACGGTACTTCCGAAAAATCTGAAGAAGTAACAGAAACATTATGATAAGTGGTAGGAATAAATAACAACCCTTATATTAAGATAGAACTAACAGATGAAACTGAAAGGTTATTTGATTTAGCCAAAATAGAACTTCATAATTACCTACATAAACAAGAAAGTGATTCAAATACCGATGTATTTATAGGTAATGTGTGGGATAATTGGAATTCAGATGAATTTAACAACAAATGTAGAAATGTATTACCCCATACTGCAAATTTAATAGATTCTATTTCTAACAGCAATGTTAAAAAAAAATTCAATATATTAAATGAAATAAAAAATACCAATTCAGTATTAATACACCAAGATGGGGCATCCAAACCATCTTCACCATGGCTTGCAATAGAAAATAAAGCTCTTAACAAAAATGATTCTGTAAGAGATTTATTAATACATAAAGATGAATTTAAATTAGTAGATAATGTAGAAGATAGTAATCCAAAGTTTGAGAGTTTTGATATCGATTCCAAGAAAGTTTTAAATAAAAAAGGTATGAATACTAATAAAAGTGTTAAGTTACATTTTTTAATAGATGATACTAAAAAGTTATTTATTTATGACAATGTAGAAGATAAATTTTACATACCTACCGATGATACTAAAATTTTATTATTTAGTCCGTATGATTATCACGGGACATTTGATGGTTCGTATGGTATATCTATTCAAGTTGCAGCATCAAAATTAAATGAATTTAATTATTGATAAAACTCCATTGCCTGTCGTCTTATAAGTTTAATATCATCTGGATACTTCAAATTATCAATCATAGATTGTTGACGAACTACAAGATAATTAAATGAATGGAATGCTCTACTATCAATGCCAAATTCAGACATAAAATCATATATCAGGGCCCCTGGCCCATAATAACATTTTACCGGTTTATAAAAATTATCGCTGGGTGGGTTTGATGGAAGTATATAAACTAAATTAGAAATCATATCCATTGTGGGGGAATCACAAAACCACGCAACATCATCAAAATTAAAATAATTAAATTCATTCCCCATCTTGCTTATTTCATTTGAAAGTGACCACATCACCCTATTACCATAATCCGAATCTGGCTTATTAATGTGAAGTGGTCGTCTTGTATTATATATAGTATCCAATCTAGCCTTAATAACAATATCATATATAAAATCATTTTCCAATTCATAAGTTCGCTTAAATTGATTAGTTTTTGTAAAACTATAAAACATTGATGTCCAGGGATTACTAAAACTAAATTCAATGGGTGGTTGAATTTCAATAAATTTGGGATTATAGAAATCTTCCATTTTCTGTTTAGTATTTGATGGAATTGCCTCTAATTTAAATGAATTTTTCGTTCCATGTGGTTGGGTGGGATCCCTCCAGGAGTTCGTATCCCAGGTATGAATAAAATAATCAACTTTAAATGGACGGCGAATATTATTATATTCAGACTTAATACCACGCTCGAAAAAAAACTTAATATTGTTTTTAGCAAGTTCCCATGTTCTGGACTCTCCAGATAAAAGGACTGCACATTTAAAATTATTCATAAATAATTCCAATATTATTAATGTCACTATTAATAAATTTAAACATTTGAATAAAATAATATAATAAATTAAATTCGGTTAATTTATCCCAAATATCTGGTGGTAAATATTGAACAAACTTATACATATTTGATAGCATGTCATATCTAACAGTATCTGATATAAAAAATTGGCTATTGGATTGTTGAAATGGAAATGCTGATGTATAACTATTATTGTATGTATAAACGTATCCAGGAATTATTTTAGTAATATCAAATTCAAATTTATCAAATGTACATTTAGAATCTAAATTAATACAAACATCATATTGAAAGTTATTATCCAATTCATATGTTCTTTTCAAATTAGATTTATACATGAGTTCATATAAATATAAAACAAATTTATCACGAGTTGGAACGTCAATGGACTGGCGGATTCCCTGATTGTCAAAACTCCACTTTTGCCGATATTCTACCCAAAAGTTTTCTAAAATTATCGACTGGAATGATATATCCTTTAACTGTGATTTCTTCAAATTTGGAACATCTATTTGTATATTTGTTGGAGACCATCCAAAATAAAATAAATCAATTTTTGATAAATCAAAAAATTGGCCCCAGTTTTTTATACTCGTAGATAATGTTGAAATATTACCAGATATACAAATTGCTATATTATTCATTATTTATTTATAAATAAACGGGTCACGTTTTTTTAATTCTTTTATTTTTTTATTATATCTCTTCTTGAGCCTAAACTCTTGTATTTTCTTCTTTATCCATTTCACTATATTCATCGTTTGTTTCTCCGTTTTACTTCTACATCTGACAATATAGAATAAACTCCTATATTATTTTCAGTTAAATAATGACTAAAAACCAATTCTGGTTTTACATATTGACTAAATAAACTCCCATCCATGTCATCCAATGCAGTATAAAAATCACTAATTATATCATAAGTTTTAGAATTTGCATAATAAAAAATATCACCGACTACACTATATGGAAATTCCTCATCCTTTCCACAATGAATACCATATAAAAAATTATCCTTTGGTAACATAACTTCTTTCAAAAATAAAGCTTTATTTGTATCACTAAAAAACAGGTCAGGTCGAAGTCTCACGCACATATCATATGTAAAATTATGTTCAATTTCATATTCCGCCTTCAGTTTCGAAACCTCTGATATTCCATAAAATTGGCTTCGTGACCACCCCAATAAAGGATTAACAGCCCCCCATTGAAATTTATTGTCACTAACATCGTGTCCCTCTATACAAATTTTTTTTGGATTCACCGTAGAGTTAAACAACTTCATTTCACTTTCAGATATTGAATATACCACCGTATCACTCTCAGATGAAATTCCAATATTTTTTGAATTTGATTCAGTATTAAAGTCCCAAGTATGCACGAAATAATCAATTTCAATTATAGGGTTTAAAGTTAAATCATTATATGTATTAATCATGGAAGTTGGATCAAGATTGCCAGGTAATATATAAGAAACATCTATTATACTTTTACCAAGTGGATTTACCTCAGAATGAACCTTGCCCAACCAATCTACTCTGTATCCAATATCTCGTATAGTATTCAATATCTGAGATTTAATTAAATTAATATCAAATAAATTCATCCAAGAGTCGTAACATTGGGCCCAAGTTCGTAACTGTCCACTAATACATACAGCAATTCTCATAACTTATTCAATACCCATTTATAAAAATCATCTGTTGGGAAATGCCCATTATATGAAGAAAATGAGTCCCCGAAAACCCAAAGTTTATTCATGAAAAGTTTCCAATTTATTTTTAATTTTTTGCTTAATTTCAGTATCTATATCAGGTTTTAGTTTTAAAAACTTTTTATCCGATAATACATAATGTCCACAAATCTTTATCAATTCTTTTTTATTATCTTCTGGGTCAAAATCTTTATCAACCCATTTTTCCCATTGTTTTGATTCATAACAAATTTTATAGTAGTCTTCTATGTCATCACCCATTTCCTCTAAGTAACATAATGTTTCCAACTGACCAAATTGTGGTGCAATATTTATTGCATCCATCCCCAAATCAAATCTTAATTTATATTCATCAACAGATAAATAATCACCATTATGTTCTTTACTCTTTTTACCAAACTTATTACAAACTTTAATCATATCAGAGAATCTTTTTTCACCAAATTCACAGGTATTTTTAGAATTACCTAAGTCTAACCCAACACCAGATTGAACAACTGCATAAACTATATTTTCAAATATATTTGGATTTAATTTTTTCTCTAATAGAGATAATAACTTTTCTAATTCATCAACTTCAAATCTTCTTATGGATTCTTCTGTACCAACTTCGAATTTAACTTTTTTATTACCAACCTCATCATAGATAAAATTCATACAATCAATAGTGTTTTGTAATCCTAAATCAAAATCTTGATATGCTTTCCAGGGGTCAACGTGAATAATATCAAAATAGTTTGCGTCAAATAAAAATGAAGTTAATCCATCATCTTGTTTATTACCTTGACTCTCACCACCATGATCCCGTTGTATCACAACTCTATTATTTACATACTCAGAAAATTGTTTAGTTGTCCAATTATTTACATAACCACCATCATAATCAACTTGTCTTCTTGATGGTATAAAACCAACGATTGGATTATCTAATTCTATAACAGAATCAACAACATTTTTACTCATAGGGCCAATGAAATATTTAATCAATCTCTACTCCAGTATAAATTTTAAACTGTTCTTTTGCCTGGTATAACGCAATCTCTCTTCCTGTATCTGTATATGGTCTACCATCTATTAAAAAATTATCAGTCTTTACATCAACAGGAGTAGCATTAAAAATAATTTTATCTTCGAGTTCTTCTATTATATTCCAATTTTCTCTTGTAATAACCTCAAATCTAATACCCATAACATTACACGTATATTGAATTGCCTTACTAAAACCACCATTACCTATAATATATATTAAATCAAAATTATTTTTTTTAAAATATTTTTTTACTCCAACCCAATCTGTATTATATCCTTTTAAATAACCATCTTTGTTTACTACCGTATTGATAGAACCAATCTTTCTTGCCGAATCTTCTACTTCATCAACATAATCTAATGCTTCAATCTTAAATGGCATACTCAAAGCAAATCCTTTTATACCAAGACTCTTTACTGCTTCGATAGATTTTTTAATATCATCTGAATAAAAGGATTTATATATAGCATTCATATTAAGTTCTTTAAATTCACTATTAAAAAATACACAACCATTGTTTCCTGGATTAGAGGAAAACGAACAATATATTTTAGTTTCTTTATTAATCATTTAATTCCTGTAACATTTGTTTTGATTTAAAAAATAATAAATCTCCAAATTCTTTTTCATGTAGAGGGGACATATTCAAAAATATAAGAGAAGTAATAGTTTTAACCTTGTCTAAATCATATTCATTATCTACAATCCACTTTTCATATACTAACTTAAACCGTTCTAACTTAGAATCAGATTTATAATCATAAGTTACCATTTCACTATCACCATAACAAGAAAAGTTGCTACTGTCTTTCATTAACTTATATGACATTAAAATCCCACCATACATTTTGGATAAATCATAATAAACATCACCAACATCCTTTCCTGCAAAATCTTGTCTCCAATCCAATAAACAAAAGTCTCTATCTTCTGTATAAATAACATTATCAAACTGTAAATCTCCATGAAATAATTTAGTTGGTATTCCATCACTAAGACTACTCCAATCAAAATTATGTAACAAACTTTCAATAGTTTGAGCTTCAACACCATTAACTATATGACTACCCAAATAAGATTCATCTCTAACTGATAGAAACTTATCCAGTCTATCTTCCGTTTTATCTTTATAAAACTTTAAACAATCTTCTTTAATATCTACACTAACTGGTTTCCACATTTTATCTTTCATAAAATTTAAAAACTCTACCCAAACATCAATATCATTACAATCATACAAAGTACTACCTTCAACCCATTTATATGAATATAAAATTTTTCCACTATAACTTAACTTTGGAATTAAATCTTTTAATTCAGAAGACCTTTTTATCCGGCCTTTAATAAAATTTTCATCAGAAGATAATTTTATAAAATTATCATTAATTTTATATAAAAATTCACCATTAGTTTTTGGAATACTATAATCTACAGATTTTTCAAATACTTTTTTGGCTCTAAAATAATTATCAACTGTTCCTACATCATACCAATCAAAATTCTTACTTTTTATACTTGAATATTTATCAACATTATAATAAGCACTTACAATTTCATCACCCACCAACTGTTTCCAAAAGGTTTCATAATCATAAACTCCAGCCAGTCCTATAAAAGCATAATCATAACCATCCTTAGACTTATTCTTAAAATCAATTACACTTCCACCCTTAACATTTGCTGTAGAATATAATTCTGGTATACTTGTTGGATATAACCCTAACCAATTATAATCGGCTGATGGTAAATCATCTGTAACAACGGTATCTGCGGTTACCCAAATAAATGGTCGTTGTAAGTGTTTCTTTGCCTGACTAATTGAATATCCAGGTCCAGTTTCTTTTCCTTCATAGTTATCAACTGTAACATAGATAAAATTTCTATCAGGATGGGCTACATCACAATATTCTTTAACCATTTCACCTTTATATCCTAAAACCATAACAACATCATAATCTTCTGATGTTTTATCAATAAGATGAGATATAATTGCCTGGTTATTTAACGGTAGTAATCCCTTATTTATATGCTCTGAAAAATTCTCTAATCTACTGCCGATTCCTGCTGCTAATATACACAAGGCTGGTTTCATATGTTCATGTTCTATTTTACCACTGCCTCTACCAGAATCATCTGAAATTCTAATCACATCATCAACTTCGGGGGTAGAAACTTCTTGTAAAATTATATCAGTTATCGCTATGACTCTATGTTTCTTTGGTGGTTCTACGGTGAAGAATTCACCAGACTTCATTATTTTCTTCTCTACTACACCTTCATCATTTTCCAACCAAACTTCGGCAGTACCTTCAATTACATAATTTGTTTCTAATTTTTTATCATGATACTGATAGCTAGTTTTTGTTCCTGCATTTATATGGATTCTCTTATAACAATATTTATCATTTAGCTCTAACCACTCCTCTTTTCCCCAGGGTTTATATATTGTTTTCATGCTCTAATCCAACATTCCTATCAATATTAATAGCATACGCAGTGTTTCTATCACTATTCGATTTTTTATCATTTATAAGTATTCTGTCTCCCCCACCAAATCCCATTATCAATTGGTCGTAAAGTATTCCTGCTCTTTGTAATTGTTTAATCGTGGCTTCACGAGCACTCTCTTTTCTACCAGTAGTTATAATTATATAATACCCATTCCGATTCCAATCGTTAAGTATTTTTATAGTACCTGGTAGAATTTTCAATTCATAGTTTGGATCCTGGATTAATGTGGCATCACCACAATGTTTAACCAATGTCCCATCTAAATCACAAAATATAGTTTTACTCAATACCACTCCTCATTAAATTTTAGTAAATGATTTCCATTTCCACTTTCATCAAATACTTTAAAATCTGTATACTTCTTAAAATTAGATAAGAATATTGTTTTATTATCTTTTTTAATTTCTAAATAACTTATCTCACCTGTATAATATTGTCTGTCTTCAATTGGACACTCACCAAAGCCATAACCACAACCAACCCATAAGTAAGAATCTTTATACTCATCAACCATTTCCCCATCAAAGTAGGTTATAGATTCTTCAAACAAACCTTGATTTTCTTTTATCTTTATATATTTTTCCTTTAAATTACAAACAAAGTGTATTTTAAATGTATCGTGCATATACTTTGGATAAATATGTGTAAGTTTTTTTTCACCTGTTGTTGTCCATAATGTTCCGTCAACAAAAACATCTTTTATTTGTATTCCTAAATGTTTTCCATTTAATCCAACAACATATCCACCATACTTTTCATCTTTTAACGCAACTAAATCTGGCTTTATCTTTACTATAAATTCAAAACTATCACACAAATCAAACCTATTTGGTGGTGAAGTACATAGACCATTTTTATTGTTTGGTGGTATAAAATAAACATCGTCTTTATTAAGTATCATAATTTTATCTCCAAACACTCATTATACAATGGTTCTAATTCAGGAAATGTTTTACAGAAATCCGTTCCTCTTCTCTTATCGTGTTCTTGAAAAAATTTACCAAAATTATATCTATGATTCATTACTTGATTTTCTTTTTGTGGCCAAGTTGCAACTCTCCAATCCCATATTCTTTTTATTTTTTGAACTTCTATATCTGAATATCCAACATACTTATGTTCAAATGAAGGAATACTTAAATAGTCTGCCAATTGTGCCTGTTCAAATATATTTTTAGTCCATTTATCAGGTAAGACTTGTACAGTTTGATGTTCTGGATATCTTAAATAACTTGAATCTAAAAACACTGCAGATTTCCAATATCTATCTGAAGAACCATATTTTTCCTTTAATCCATATACACCTTCAATTAATTTATGATAATTAGGAACTGATAGTGCGTTATAAGTTGACATAATAGTTAGATTTACTCGTGGACATTTCTCTAATATCTTGTTCATATTATCCCAAAAACGATTAAACTCTAATCCATTTCTTGTATATTCTGCTTGTTCTCCCCAAGTATCAATTGATGTAAAAACAATAAACTCTCTTACTCTTTTCTCATCTTCAATTTTTTGTACCTTTTCTATAAACCTATCTATCAATTCATCAGGTACTCCCAAATTACTATTAATTGCTAATTGTAACTCTTTATTTGGATTTTTATTCTCAATAACATAGTCCAATACATTCCAAGTATCTTTTGATAATAGTGGTTCTCCTCCAGTTATTCTAAAAGTATGTAAATCTCTGTATAATTCTGGCCACCATTTCCAAAATGCCTCTACATATGGATTTTTTTCCCTATGTGGAATTGGCATTTTATCTTCTCTTTCTAACCACATATTATCATTAAAACTATCTGTAGTGGGATAACCACCATGTTGTTTAACTTCTTCCATCCAAGTAGATGAATATGCTGGCCCACAATAACTACATTTAAAATTACAAGCATTCGAAAAAGAAACCTCAACATATTTTGGATTGAAATCCTCTCTCCAATTAGACTGAGTTATTTCATCAAAATGTGGTAAAGACCAACTCTCAGAAGATTTAAAAACTCTATCTGAAAATCTATCTGACGTATCCTCTACATTCCAACAATAATCACACTCAACTGGTCGTTTACCCGTTAACATTTCATGTCTTCGTGTTTTTTTGTATCGTGTATTATGTAGAGCACTTGGATTTCTTTCAATTTCTTTCAAATTGGTTTTGTGTGTTCTTGGATGGTGACATGAATGATTATGACCAGATTGTAACTGAAGTGTTACTTGTGTCCATTTTGCCAAACACATACCTGAACCTACTTCATCGAGTTTTCGTTTGTTCTCTATATAAAAGGGATTATCTTTGGTTACATCTGTCATTAAAACCTCACATTAATTATCTTGTGTCTATTATAAATAGTATCAGTACTATCTATTTCATATCTCATTTCTTTCAAACCATATTCATCACCATCTATATCTATTATATTTTTTTGCATTTTCTTTTTATATATAACTTCGTTTCGAGCAGTTGCTTCTGGATCCCCAGCAAACTTTTGATCAACTATACCCTCATCATCATGATACATACACTCCATTGTTCCATATCTTCTATCTGGTACGATTGTGTTTGGAATTTTTGTAATATCCTCTTTAGTAACTCTTCCTTTTCCAATTACCAACTCACCATGATTTTCATTTCCACTCAAATCTAATATTTTTTCCATTCTATATGATTTATTTATATCGTAATGTAATACATTTTCACCTCTAAAATTAAACATCTTTAAAGATTGAAGTTTACCTTTAAACCAATGTGTTTTATGTGAACCTGGTGAATTTCTACCAATCCAAAAAGGAACTCGTCCATATCTTTTTAATGTATGGTCAACTGGTAAAATTGATTTTTGTTCGCCATATGTTTCATCATAAATTATATCATTAATAGAGATAGTTCTCGTTTTTTTATTTGTATTAACTTTCACATTAACTTTACTCCATTGATTTGGATATCTCTTCATCCAACCATAATACAATTCGTTTCTAAAATTCCAAAGTGCGTAAGAATATGCGTTAGAATTATTATACGATATATCAAAATCCCAACCCTTTTTAGATATAATTGGATATTTCAAATATGGGATTTCCTGTCCAATCATATGCTCTTTATTTTCATTCTCTATCTCACCATAAACAATCATTTCTATTTCAAAAGATTTATTTGGAATATGAATTAAACTATCACTTGGTGATACTTTTATATAAGTAGAATTTCCATCAAACTCCAATACCTTTGATCTACCAGGGCCCTCAATATAACTTGGTTTAAAATATCCTTTTCTTATACATCTCCAAAACAAGTCATCATCTTCCATTCCCCAACCCCAATAATTAGTATGATATCCGTTAACTTGTTCGAATTGTTCTGTAGTGAACACTACAACTCCACCAAAATAATGAATATCTCTTAATGTATTATCCCATTGTGATAGATAAGTTGCTATATGTTTTGGTGTATCGCCTGGATGTGAGTAATCTACATCATCATGTGGTAACATATCGACATCATGAAATGCCATATAATCACAACCATCTTCTTTTGCTGCTAAATATGCTACGTTCTTTGTCCCTGCACGATTAAACTTTTTATCATCTATTTGGTGTCCAATATAACACCTGAAGTCTATATTCCTATCGCCAAAGAACTTTTCCAAATGAGGTACTAATGTATCCAAATGTTTTTTTCTTACACCATCTCCATTATCTCGATATGGAATACATACACCTAACTTCATATTTTTTTATAACCTTCTAAATTCTCAATTGATAAAAATGTAAACTTTTTATCTTCTGTTTTAGAAATAGTTTTAAATATCAAAGTAGACAATCCATCTTCTTCTAAATTAGTTTTATTTTGTAACACCTCATTATAAAATCTAACTTGATTTGAACGAGTTGATTCAGATTTCCAGCTACCATCAAAATATCCTTCAGGTTTGTGTTTAATCATTTTAAATGTAGAATTTCTTCTAATAGGTATTGCTATTTTTTTTCGTTCAAGTTCAAGTTGAGATTTAGGTATACAATTATAAGTTACTGCCTGATAGCGTGGGTTTACTAAATTCATCACTTTCCCCTTTTCATATTGAAACGAAGTATTTAACTTTAAATGTTTAAAATCAAAATATAATTTTAACTTTTTTGAAGAACTATAGTCTCCACTATCACATAAATAACCCATACCTGGATTTTTGGAAAGCTCTTTAACTTCATTTACAGCAAGAGATTTATCCCAATAACAAAAATCTTTTATAAATCCACGAAAACTACGAATATCAACATCTTCCATTTCATCTATACCAGTACCAATGAAAAAGTTTTCTGGACTTAAATCTAACAACTCATCAATAATTAATGTACCTTCAATTTCTTTTCCATCTTGATACATCATTAATACGCCAGATTCTTTTTCATAAGTTATTACAATCTGTGTTAAACGTGAATAATCATAATTGGAATCAATTTGAAGTAAATTTTTTCTACTATCCCAACACTCAAATTTATAACGATTGAATGAATTAAAACTTATTGACGTATTATATCCTGGTATAGAAAATACAGAATACTCGTCATAAGGTTTTTCATAATCACAAATTATCTCATCTGGTTTAAATGTGATTTGTATGGTAAAATCTTCTCTTACATTTATAATATTTGGACATTCAACATAACTTCTATCTCCGTGTAGATAAATACCAGAAGTTAAATGTTTTGGTACTTCATAATATTCAAAATCAGTAAGAACATTAGTTTCTGTTAATCTCATTAATAAATCATCATCTTCAAAACCCCAACCCCAATATTCATTTGAATATCCATTTACTTTTTCAAATGTATCTACTGGAAACATAGTTACGCCACCAAAATAAGTTTTGAATAATTCTCTTTTAGAATTTGTGAAATCTGTGGCAAGGTGAAGTGGAACTTCCGAATAAGAATAATCTACATCTACGGGTAACATATCAAGATCATGAAATACTACATAATCACATTGTTTTCTTACAGCATGTTTAAAACCGATATTTAATAATTTACCTCTATTAAATGGTAAATCATCGGCCTGTTCAACTATGATTAATTCATAATCTTGATTTTTTAGATAATTT